AGTCTAATGATTATTGCGTAAGACGCTGTCATACTCTTGTTTGCCCTCTGTGAACACCGCTCATACTGTAGAACGGCCCGCATCTGTTTCCTGATGCAGCAGCTTGTTAAGATTTCTTTAACAGATATACCCGAGTTCCCACAATTAAACCAGTTGCCAGACTGATTTAAAAAGGGTATCACGATACTCTGAAATGAAAGAAAGATCTCTCCAAGATGACCTTGAATTTTCTGTGATTTTAGAAAATTCTGGGGACTCAGTTTCCTCTAACGTTAGTGGCCCTACCAACGTTGCCTTCCTTCTCAATGTTCTCATTGATAACTTCTCGTAGCTCTTACGAATATCCTGTTCTGTAATGGTGTCATTTAACACTTTATAGATAGACTGGAATGGACATGAGTCCTTTCCCCAATGTTTATCTTCAGATGGGATAATCTTCCTGAAAGATTCATTCAACGCATCGCGTTTGTATCCTTCAGAGACGAAGAGTAATTCCCATGGTAATTTCGGGAATCTCTTGATGAAGTTTCTTTGATGACAAAGATAAGTGGCCTTCATAGATTCGTAAAATCTTGCCGGAGATAAGTTGAATAATTCATCAACTATCTTTGGAGCCGACGCGACTCTAGGAACCCACGAAGGGAGTTCATTCTCACTTTCCAAAGTGAGTGTGCTGGAAATCCTACTGACGGAGTAGTCTTTTGAACAGTCATTCTTCTTCCGATTGGTGATCAAACCAAAATTACAGAAACCTACTTTCTCAACTGATGTACGATACTTAGTATCGATCAGGAGTTCGGTTTCTGTTCGGAAGAGTGCAGAATTGATTGTTAAGAAATTTTCAGAAAAGAAATTCTTACCAATGCTACACTTAAGACCGAAAAGAGCTACAACGTCCTTCCAATGCTCATAGAAAGAGGCATTCGACTTGAAGAGAATATCATCCCCGTTGATCCTAACCGGGGGTAATTCTTTAAAAGGTACGAACTTCTTCAAATAGGTGCACCAACTGTACCAATAGGCAATAAAGTTTGTCGCGCATAAAAGCGGAAAACTTAAATTATTACCCATAAGTTGGCCATTGATTTGAAGAATCTCTTCCTGGTTTAGAAACTGTTCTCTCCACATATCACTGGATTCTCTCTTCTTACCCCCTAAGGAGTCAAGTGCAACCTTCCAAACGTCTTCGTTCGGTAAGTTTACATTTGAGTAATCCACTGTGCAACTGAATAAGGATTTAAAAATCCGTTCATATAATTCAGG